TCTGGTAAAATTCCATTTTTAATTAAATAATCTATGGAATCAATCCCTATATCAGTCCATTCATCATTACTCTCCAGTACTTTTATAATATAATAGTGATTATCCAAATATATCTGCGAACTTAACTTTAATTTATCAAACTTGTCGAATGCATCAATATCTACATTTTGAATTATATCCCTATATATTGGAATTATCGGTTTTAAGACTTCTAAATAATTTAGCACCAACGCTCTTTCATCCGGTTGGAATTCTTCAATATCACACATTAAAAATGATTTGTATAATTCTATATCAGTTTCATAGAGTTCATTCAGCAATCTTCTTTTTTGTGCTTGCTCATGAAGTTGATTTAATTGAGTTAATTCATCTTTATCTTTATTCAAATTTATGGGTGTTCCTTGTAATTTCTTTTTTTCACGATTATACAAATTATCAATTTCTTTCATAAGTTGATTTAATGATTCAAATTTTAATGTTATAAAATTGATAAGATCATTAACTTTTATTTCTTTTGTTCCTCCATATAATTCCTCTGCTTCAGGATTATTTGAATACAAGCGAAGTGAGAATTTCAATCCTTCAGATGGCTTTGAGAAAAGTGGAATTGTTGACCAACTGCTAAAAAATCTCACTTCCACTTCTTTATTATCAATTAATACTTTTTCTTCATTACCATTGACTGAATGAACACCAAACCATGACCTTACTGTTTTAAAAAAGGCCCTATCTGTCAATTTCTTCCCGAATACTTCCGCTTGAAAAATATTTTTATCTTTTAAGTTAGGAGCTTTTTTATTGATTGCCGGACCTATAGAAACCCACAAACCTTCAACCGCCTCTAAGATCATATCCAACGTTACTATAAAATGAGTAAATTCAAGCGCCGCTTTATTCATATTATTACGCTCTGTAGGTATCTCTAGTCCCTCTGTAGCTACAGTTAACCAATCCATACATGAACAAATTTTACTCCATACGTTTCTCCCCTTATAATCCGTAAAATAGCATGCTATAAAGTTATTATTCTCATGAACTTTTCTCCTAAATTCATCCACTAATTCAGGTTTAATTTCAGGTATCTATTTTATTACGTCCCTCCGTGTTTCTATTTTTCTTTGCTCCTTCCTTTCTTTCACAGTGAATAATCCGTATGTAATAGTTCCACCAATGCCAGCACCTAATAAAGCACTTCCAAATGGAATTAAATCTTTTAACGCCGAATCTATATTCATCGTTACCTCCTAATTTTAACCTTTAATATTTAAATAGATAATAACATAGATGTTCAACTTATTAAAAAAAACGCCCAACAGGACGGTTTTTATTCATTTTAATTTCTTTCGTTCTTCCAATTTTTATTTCACTTTGAAAATAAGTGAGTTTTTTAGTATACGTTAAACAGTAAATCAGTAAAAAACTCACCCATCTCTTTNTCATTTTTTGAAAATACCTCATGTTTTTCAACAAGTAGTTGTCTTAAAATATCATCTAACTTTTGCGAAATCTCAATTAAACTACCTTCTTCACCTTTCAGGTGTTGGCCATGTACTAACAGAGAACGATAATCATAAGATTTTTTTATAAATTTAAAATATTCTTTCTTTGATTCACTTGATGAACCTAACATCAAGGCAACCCTTTCTGCTATTTTATGGTTAACTTCAGATGTTCCAATTGTAAATAAACATTCTAATGCATTACAATAAGCTACTATTTTCATTGGCAAAATACAGCTGGTTCTTGCCATAAGGGTAAAATAGCGTGCTCTATCTACTCGATTGGATCCTTTACTCTTGAATAGATGATCTGCATCAGGATACTTACCCCCAAAATGTCTATCTTCATACTCATCGATTGCAAAAGCGCTAAATTCACGAGCTACCGATTGGATTTCACTTTTCGAAAAAGATGATTCATTATGTTCACACGTAGAATAATAATATATTTCCGATAGTGATGCTTTATAAGTAAAACCGTCTTCAAATTTATCATAATATGCAAGCAGAAAACCATCTCTGACATAAATATTATTATCCTTAAATTCCCACAAGTTATAAATAAACTTTTGGGCAAGTCTTAGATAATAATATGTATACTTTACGCCAATTTCATCCATTTCCGCTTTATTCTTGATGGAATCCATTTCTCCATCTATGTATAAGTATGTTGCATCATCAAATTCCCAAATGGAATGTACTCCAAGAGTATCTTTCATTAATTGTGTACTTGTTATTTTTAACCTTTCCTCTGAACCATTTGTAATTCTTGCTCCTGGAAAAATACTTATCCCTCTATTAAGCACAGTATCTAATTTCAAGTTGTACAGTGGCGTTATAAATCTAAATTTCATAAGAGTTCTCCTTTAATCGAATAAGAGTAGAATTTGTTGTTAAATTAAATTTAAACATAATGTTGGTACCTCTTACCTATTAAAATATCTATTTCCCACTGAGTAAATAGATATATTTAATACCGTATTTAATGGATTGTTTCTGCCAGGCTACAGTTTTGTGCTAACCGATCATTTATCCTTTTTGTATAATCTTTACGAAACATTTCCATAATGCTAGTGGAGGTGTTAGGTTATGGATGATTATTTTAATAACGGAGTCGAACTTTTACTTGATAAAGATTCCTTTCTAGAAAAATATGGTTGTGTAAAAATAGAATATAGAGAATATGAAAACCAAAGATATTATATTTATGCTTTTGATAATGAGCTCCCAGAGTGGGATTTTAATAAAGGAAAGTTACTTATGGTTACACAAGATGAAGAAATTGTAGATTCGATAAAATCACAAATATTTTCTCTTGAAATAGGAGATTTTTTTTGCAAAGAATGTTTTAGAAAAAAAGAGGTAGAAAGATTGTCTAATTCAGAAGATACCGAATACTGGCTTTATAGGTTTTGGAAGCAGACACCTGAGAAAACTAAAAAATTATTACAGAGTGAAATATTATTCTCAATAAATGATCTTGACTGGTCATTGGTAAAGTATATTACTATGCGTAAAGAGCCTATTGTATTTTTCGGTCTATGTTCAACTCACTGTATACCTCAAGAAGAATGGGAAAACAACAAGGAGATAAAAGAACAGAAAGAAAAAATGGACATGATATGGAAAAAATTAATTACTAACGCAATAATTAACGGCACAGAGAGTCTATTAGAGGATTTTTTATGTGATTATATAGACCTTATTGAAGATGGTATGACATTTGTTGAAAGGCAACACAAAGTAGATTATGGTGTCATCGACATTTTAGCCGAAGATAAAAATGGGGTTACATGTGTTATTGAATTAAAAATTGTTGATGATGATAAAGCTATTACATGGCAATCAGCTTATTATCCAACTTGTTTTGAAGAGGAAGTACGTATGATTACAATCGCTCCTAATTATTCAAGTAAAATTTACCGTGCCTTGCAAAATGTGAAGAATGTTGAGATGAAAGTGTTTGATAAAGCTGAAAATGGGCTATTAGAAATCAAAGACTTTGAAGTAGGGTTTACTAAAATAGAGGAAATCAAAAATGAAATAATTGAAGATGTAATTTAAAAAGCCGCCCAACAGGACGGCTTTAACTATTATTTAACTTTTATATAGTCGTAATACCATTTACCTTCAGGTCTTTCATCCATCCAAGCTGTGATTTTGTCTAAATCACCATTAGGTAATACTTCAGTTTGTAAGTATGCTATACCAGTTGATGGATCAGAAATAACTTGCCCTTTAGTTCCACGCTCGGCCATAGCATTTAATACTTCTGGAACCAATGAGACGCCAAATCCACCAGATTTAACATATTGATATCCGCCATTAGAAACAGGTTGTTCTGGTTGATTCACTTTTGTAAACCAAGACAAAGATTTGCTGCCAATCAATTCATTCAAATCACACTTCCCAATACCAGGTACATTACCTGTTTCAGTGTATTGCCAAATGTCACAAGGATATGCTGGCTTATTACCGCCATAACGTGGAATCCATACAAAATCACTTTTTACGTTCGCCATACCAAAAGGTGCATACATATGATGCCCAATATATAAACCGACTTTCTTAGCGCCAAGTCGGTATAACTCATCGATAAACGCCTGTGTTCCTGCTCTCATATCATTCATTGTTTTCACTTCTACATCAGCCACCCAAACGGTTGCACTCTTGTCACCGCGACTCCAGAAGTCTTGTGCTTCTTTCTTTGCATCAGCAATGGAAACAAAGCGACAAAATGCATAGTTACCAAAAGGGATGTTATGCTGCTTCATACTTTGTACATATCCTTTATATAACGGATCTACATAATTTGAGCCATCTTGCACACGCGCTATTACGAAATCCAAATACTGTTTTGCGATAGGCCAGTTAATGTTACCATTCCATTTTGAAATATCTACGATTTGTCCCATTATTGACCCTCTCCTTTTTTCTCTTCTTGTTTTTGCTTCCCACCTAAAATTTCAATCGCATTGGTTAAAGCTGATGGTAAAGGGATTTCAATACGACCTGCATTTTCTAAAAGTGAAAGTAATTCATTCCCGATGAAAAAGAAGATCGTTGCTTCACGGATTGCACTGTTTGTTCCCATAACTGCATCAGCTTGAGTAGCAGCTGCGACCAAAAGAAAAAGCACCACCTTTTTGGCGATGCCTTTAAAACCAACTTTACTTTTTAATTCTCCGTTATACCCTGCTGCAATCATGCCAGTTAGATAATCAATAACTGCCATCGTTACTAAGATTTTCAATGTTGCATCCCATCCCCCCAAGAAATACCCACAAAAGCCACCAAATGTAGCAATAAATACTTTCATTAATACATCAATGCGATCCATCTTTTCCTCTCCCTTGTATAAAATAAAAAGGATTCCAAGGAATCCTTTTAAAAAAATTTTTTCTATTTTTCACTTAACCAATCTTCTATACCACATCTTTAATCTTTTAACCCCTCAATCCATGCGGATAAATTCCAGTCACCACCTGTTACCCTGTTGAAATTTGCAATCGCAATTGCAATACCAACACTAGTTAAACTTGAACTACATATTTTTGTTCTATTCCATTTATGAGAAAAACTAAACAGTTTTGGGGACACACTTTTTAGATTTCTCTTAAATAATCTATCTTCAGGGTCAACTGAAGATGGGACTAAATCAGGAAACTCTTCTTTGAGATGTGCTACTAAATCAAACGAACCGATACTTATTGATACACAACCTGCATACTGTAGATGTTGATAAAAAAACACTTCATTAGGGACATCATTTGCAAATTGCATTAACAATTCTGTAAATCCTTGTATTTGAAAAATACTGCATTTAACATACCTAGTCAAAAAAATCACTGTTAATATATCAATTTGCTTTGAAGTTAATTTCGGAACCATCATCATAGATTCATTATATATTAACTTCAAAAATTCCTCTTCTTTTACCATTGTTCGATCTACTAACATATCAACTAATAAGTCAGCAATTTTCTCATCACCACGTTTTGCATGATTTTTTTGCATCTCATAAATGTTAAATCTTAAATCAGGATCTTCTGTGTTTTTCAGAGATTCAGGGTCTTTGGTAATCAAGCGATCTAGATACTTATTAATTATTTCTTCTGCACGCTCATTAATTGTATCTTCTACTGTTTTCCCTAAATCATAAAAGTTACTTTTAAACACCATCATAGCAACTTCCTTAACTTCATTAAATCCCAGACCATATTGATTAACATTTACATTCTTACTACCTTGAATATTTGTAGAACTTTGACCTGCAGTTAATTCATGTTTATCATTCATTTTTTTCACCAAATGTAACATTTACATTCTTACTACCTTGAATATTTGTAGAATTATCTCCTGAATTAATATTCTGTTTAGGATTTTTTTCTTTTTTAAAAAACATACCTCCTATAACAGAAATAACAAGTACTCCTATCCCACTAAAAACCCACTCTACATTTTTCATAACCCACTCCATCAAAAATATACCTCCTATTATATGACTTCTTTTATAGAATAAAGGATGTATATTCCATAATCCAACCATTATCCGCTAAATTCTTGATATCTAACTAAAGGATATTTCTCAATAAAATTTTGATTACTATCACAATTGTTACAAGTGTGTTTGAATGTTGGAGGATTAAAAAAAAGCATTTCCCCTGTATATATCATTTCTCCTTCCTCGCAAGAGTCACATATATATTTCACACCTATTGGTTTAACTTCAAATCTTTGTTCCATCATTCACTTCCTCCTTACAAAATAAAACTATACAATTTTTCATTCAGCATAAAAGCCGTATTTTATGCAAAATAAAAAACAGCTTATAGCTACTTTTGGTCTACTTGTATTGTGTTTTCGTTAATTGGTGGTTCTTGTGATGGATAATTACCAGTAAGTGATGTATAACACTCTAGACAAATATTCTTTTTCGCAAATCCCATATCCAATTCATATAGATGTGCTCCACGTTTACATATTTCACACAGCGTGGCAATACGAAACTTTATTGTTCCATCCATTTCTCTCCATACTTCAACCCTGCTCATACCTGTTGGAATACCTGCATTATTTAACATATCAGCAGGTATCTGAACAGAAATCCCTTTCTCTGTTCGTTCTGCATCCACCAGCCTCCCCATAAAAGGAAAGCTTTCACCTGCTTGAAGTGGCATCATTTGATTCTCATTCATTCTTACTTCCCCTTTCTATCCAAGTGCGTTAAATTTCCAACCACTTGGAGTACTCACATAAAAACCCGCTCCAGCATTACCGTCTGTAAAACGAATATGCCCCCATTGTTGGAATCCACCGCCACCTAAGTTAATTCCCTGTATTGCTCGTATATTCCTAAAGATTTTCACTTCTTTTTCAGTACTTATATCAAACGTTTGTCCGTCTGGTGCTGGAGATATATTATTATTCACACCACCTAAAGCAAGTGCGTTAAACGGCTGAATACCATCTGCTCTTTCTGCTGCAGCACGATCCCAATTATACATAGATGCATATTTGCCACTGTATAACGTTACACCACTTACACAAATCGCTGTCCCTTGTCTCATGTCAGCATTTCCAGAACAAACTTTAATAATCAATGCGTGTTCTTGTGGAATATAGTTTGTCGGGACTTTGAAAGTAAAAGAATACCTTCTGATTTCTCCGTAAAATGTAGACGGCTCAGGGAAGTCCATCTTTTGTTCACTCAATATGTCGTAACTAACGTTGTCTCGGAATTTAACGCAACACACGTGTATTCTCGGTTTTCCTGTCTTTCGCACGCCATTTATCATGGCAGTTCTAAAGTGTGCGGATGCTGTATATTCGTTACCAGGATGTATACCATTATTCACGATTGCTTCTGGATAGTTATACATATCTACCCTTGCAGCATTCACCATTTGCTCGTAGTCAAATATATGTGTATTCTTTTCTATTACGACATTTCCCCATGACTTCCAAGTAAGACCATATCCACCTTCAAATCCATAATAATCGTTATGTCCGATATTTTTCTTTGTAACACTAGAAAAGTCTGGATCTGCTATTAGGTTTCGTCTTGATACCGCAGTTGTTTTTGTGCCCCATTCGTCTTGGAATAGGAAGTCTAGCATTTTAACAGTTACACCATCTTTATCAATGGTGATCTTATCACCATCAATTCTAATAAGATTTGTATCTATGCCTTTTGCTGTTAACCATTTGACCATTGTGTCAGCATTAATATCCAGCTTTGCAGCATTAATTGTAATTTTGCCAGGGGACATATTGATGGCAGTGACAATGCCGTCCTTTAAAATCTGCGCTATAATTCCTTCGTCTAACACTTCTAACCTAGATTCCGTTTTCTTTACATAGGCATTATAAGTCTCATTTATAAATGTTTCTTGTTTTTCAGAGATGATTGAAACGCCTTTTTCATTAGCACTAATACCTCTTTCTAATTCTGTAACTTTTTTAGTGTAATCTTCAGTTGCTACTCTATTAGCAATATCCTCTAGCATTTTATCAGCATCAGTTTGATCTTTCGGGTGCAACCAAAATTCTGTAGCTATAGTGCCACGTTGTAACATAGGTGCATTACACCATAAACGCCCATTTCTTTTCACGTAATAACGCCAACTCACAAACGCTGCATTGGCTGGTGCTTTATCTGTACATACAACACGAATCCATGTATGATTTACAACCTTGATATTCGTTCTAGCTGTTTTCATGCGAGTTTTTTTGTCAGCAGTCCACCATTCAATTTCTATAAATGCACCGCCACTATCAATAGGTGTTTTCCCATCAGTATTGAAATAACCTGATGCAACAAAGTCTTCGTTAACCTGACACTCAATGAATTGACTTGTAAGTCCCCAACAGCGATCTTGAGTCTGGCCAGTAACGGTAATTGCAAATGTATTCATACCTTTGTATTTTAAATTCGTATCCACAGAACCAATAGCCCCATTACCACTATTCCAAAACCAATATTTTTGTTCTAACTTAAAATCAGCATCACGCAACTCGTTTACAGTGCCTAAACCACCTACATAATTCTCAACATCTTTTATTTCTACTTTTCCTTCCAGAGCTTTTGCAGTAGTTTCCCAACCTGCTTTAGCCTCTTGTAACTGCGTACCTTGTTTGGTTTGTATTTCTTGTAAGCTGGTAACTTTTTCTCTAATACCGTCTGCTGTTTTCTCTACAGTAGTAACACGCTCGCTAAAATCGAATTGTGTTTTTTCTACCGTTTTAATACTTTCTTTAATACCATTCACACTTTTTTCGATCTCGGTTGTTTTTTTAGTGAATTCATCATTTGTTACTTGATTTTCTGGAGCTGGTGTCCAATCCTGTGGCTTATTACCTTTATATAAAGCAACCCATTCTACAACGGATTTTGTAGTGTTATTTGGATAGTTATACAGATTCAACTTTCTTTCATTTCCGCTCGTTGTTACTACAGCTTTGAAAGTTACATAAGTTATCCCGTTAGCATAGATACTTGTTGCATATCCAACATTATTTGAACCACCATTCTGCCAAATTCCAAATTGTTGGCCTTGTGGGACACTTCCTTTAATTACAAAAGTATATTCCTCACCTGCAACAAAATTTTCAGTTAGAGAATATGGATTGATTAGATAATCTGTTTTTTCGTATTTAGTATTTGAATCTAATAACAGATTACGACCTCCAGCTTTATCGTTATTAACTTTCTTTTCTACGCTCTCCAACTTCTCACTAATCTGGCCAGCTTTTTCTGTAATTTCAGTTGTGGTTTTCTTTAGATTATTAGTTGTTTGCTGCACCTCAGAGATTGTCTTTTTCGTATCTTCAGCAGTCTCTACCACTGTATTTAATTTTCCAGTGATTTCACCGTCTTTTTTTGTTAAAGTTTCAATTGATTTGGTAAAACCTTCGTTGGTCTGTTTCATTTCAGAGACAGTTTTTTCAATTTCACCTTGAGAGTTTTGTACATTTTTAATAGTTAAAGAAACTTCTTGAAGGTTTTCTGTTACTTCCTTGAATTGACCAGCAGTTTCACTTTGTGCTTCTTCCACTTTCTTATTTAATTCTTCTTTTGTAAGTTGAATATCCTTATTTACCTGCTCCATTGTTTCTTTCTTGATAGTTTCTGGATCAGGAATAAGAAGCTCCCAATCTTTCCCGTTCCATACTTTTAAAATACCTGGTTTACCGTTGCTAATATCTCGCCATATCGTATTACCAATTTGAAGATTCTCTGTGGGCGGCTGCTTAGATTCAATGATATTTACAGTATTATTTTTTAGATTTTCTTGAACTTTTTCAGCGAGTGTTTTCGCTGCTTCGGATTCTTTCTTAGCATTACTAGCTGTTTCGTTTGCATCTTTCACTAATTTATCTAACTGATCTATCAGCTCTTGTTTATTACCTAATGAGCCCAAGATTCGATTGTAAATTTTTCGTAGTTCTTCGTTTGGATCAGTAATTTCGCGATAATCACCAAACACATATTTATCTTGTGTAGGGTCCGTAAAAGATTCATCACCAGCAATTACACGTGCTTCAAGGTATAACTTAGGTGTGAATCCTGTATCTTTGATTCGAATCGTATCTCCCTCATTAATTAGTTCATGTGCTAGTCCGAAAATACGTCCAATCGATTGTGCTTCTACTTCATAAGAAACTGAAGAATTGACACGCTTCTTTAATTCCATCTTCATCAAAGTCATTAATCGCTGCGGTGTCATATTCTGGTCTTCTGTTTCCGGAGTGTAGAAACCAAATTTATGCTTACCATGCGCATTCCAGCGTTGAAAGGCATCACTATCTGTAATATAAAGATGCCCGTTATTAATACTCTCAATGGTGATAAGTTTGTCACCTTCGCCCCGTACAAATCCGACTAAGGCGGTACAAATATCCCTGGAATGTTCAATGCGTCTAATGCCTACTATGTCTTTTCCCAAGGTTACTTCCTTCCCTGTTTCTCTCCCTCGTTTCTTTATCATATCGACGTACCATCCAGTAATTTGAGAACCGGATACTTCAACTCGATATTGGATTTCTGACTCAAACAAAGCCGCGATTTTCTTTAAAAAAGTGAGGGGATCGATGAATTCATCAATCGTCATCGTGTGGAATGAAGAATAATCCGTTATTCCACGTTGCCATTTTGAATCGGCAAGAGCGATATCAATAAACGTATTAACTGTTTCGCTCTCTATACGTTGAGGTTTAATAATCCCATCTTTGGCTATTTGAACCCAGGCACCAGAAGCATGTACAGTGAGCGATCTATCATCAGAGTCTTTTTCTACTTCATTATTGATAACATATGGAACAATGCGACCATCACGCACTTCCTTTAAAACTAAGTTCTGCTGCTGTAATGTAACTGCATGTGGAGTGCCGTCAAAAGTTTTGAACTCTAGCATATCAATGTTATTTTTTATTTCCCAATGACGGTTATCAGCCCAGTAGTCCTTTGGTTGAATAGCTGATATAATCTGATCTGTTTTGAAATCAACAACATGAAGTATTCCGCTTGGTGTTCTCATCTGAATCGCTCCCTGTATTTGACCCTTGCTGTTCCGATATCAGAAGGCATAATCTCAAGTTTATTAGTGCCTCTATTGATAACAGGGAAATTACTGAAAATGTCCTTAATGTTAATCGCATTCTTTCCTTCAATTGTTACATGACTATTTTCTGTGTCGATCACGACTTTATCACCAACATCTACTATATAAGGCGGTGTATTTTTCGTATTTAAATTCACTTTCCAAAACTTCAAATCACTAACTGACATCGCTTCTACTGGTGGAACGTCTTGAAACTGCATGATGCTAATCTGAATTTGTGCTGCTTTTTCCATATGATAGTTTTTTTCATCCGTCCAACGTGCAAATCGTTCTGAATCATCTTTTTCTGTACCTGGAAGGAATTTTGAAATATACGCTTCCCATACATTTCCTGTCCTAGCTATCCAAAATCGACCAAAATACTGATTCCATGTATTCGGATAATCGCCACTCTCATAAATTAAACCTGTTTTCCCTGGCTTATTGTCATATCCAATTACCATTGTCCCGAAATTTTGTTCAGCTTGCCAAAAGAGATCGTTCATAGCAATTTTTGAAAGTACCTTGCTATTTTCATCCAGTATCGCTATCTCAACTCGTCCCATTTCATTGATTTTTTTACTCTTACATGTAACGTAGGCTTGCATAATAAAGTCTTGTACTGGACCGCCAGGGATACTCTTTTTAACGGCTGCGCCGTGCCAACCTTTACCCGCAGTACCAAAATCAGAACAATAGAATTGGTATTTATCTGATTTCATTTCACCTACTGGTTCACCATCTTCCATCGAGCTGACCTTACTCCATCCTACAGTGGTAGCCATTTCATCCCATATAAGCCTTTGATTTCTTTCTACAGGTGTTTCCACAGTTTTTAACGGCATTCCGATACGAAAATAATCCCGGTCATTTAAAGATGTCTCGCCGAACCATACGTCTAGAAAAGTGTTTGGTTTCGTAATATCAATCTCAATGATAGGGTTAGAATGAACAGTTCCTTTATTTTGGACATTAGCAACTAACCCACTAAAATCTTTTTTAAAGTCAACCGTTTGCTCTTTTCCTAACTTATATGGCATTGGACAAATGAAAGTTAAAGTACCTTCACCTAGATCAACTAACTGGTCTAAATCTAAAGTTTCATCTACGACAGCTAAAAACGTACGATCTTTTTCATCATCAAAAATAAGCTCGCACGGTTGATCCGTAACGAGCCAATCTGCTATTTCTTCTTTTAGTTTTTCAGCTTCTTCAGCTGAATCATATAATAGTGCAATAGGAACTAAAATCTTTCTCATTTTAGTTTGTGTGCGTAGTAACCTACCTCCTGGATAATGCGAGACTTCAAGAAACATACGATCCAAAGGAGCCCATGCAGGGCGCTTTTTACCCTGCAGTGGAATTACATTTGGATTCCTTTTCCCGTTAAAACTAAAGAAACTAATTCCTGCCATATCATCACCTACCTAAAATACTTTGAGTCTTTCTTTCTCGCGTTCTTGAAATTCATTGACATCTGAGTAAATTTCCTTCGCTATTTCTCTTCCATTTAAATTAATTTGTAAAACAGTGGGACCTTGTGATACATATTTGGCCCCTTGCTGTTGATTTAATGGTAATGAACCCATAATTCCATTCGCAATCGCGTCAAAGGTTTGCTTACGTAAAGGTAAAACCGTTTCATCATACCCCCTTGCGTCACCAACACCAATTAATGTAGGATTACCGGGTTTAATTAAAGCGCCGTTTGCCGCCCACTTAACACTGAAAGATGGTAAACCTTCGCTTGCCCAATTAACAGGGTTTAGTGAACCGTTAACACTAATCTTAGGGACAGGAATATGAATACCGCTAAACATATTAGCAATTCCATTTCGTATTTTATCAATCCAACCCATAATCCCACTCCAAGCTTCTTTAATAGGATTAATCAATTTATCTTTAATTTTCATAGCAGCTTCACCTATATCGATTGCCATACGAACTACAGAAGCGATTGGTTCCTTGATAAATGTTTTGAAATATCCAACTACAGTAGACCACATGCTACTAATCGTAGAACCAAAAGAAGATGCGAGCCCTTTGACTGCACCGAAAATTTGTTTGACAAACGAAAATTGGATAAGCCCCCAAATTAGCTGAATCGCACCATTGAATATCTGTTTTATTCCTTCCCACATCCCAGAAAAATCACCAGTTAAAACAGATGCAAAAAATTTAATAATCCCCATAATGAGATTTACGGCTCCCTGGATAATGTCCTTAATGGCACCCCAAGTAGATTGCACAATAGACATCACCACTGGCATCACAAAAGAAATTATTGATTGGATAATTGAAAAAGCGTTTTGTACTGCTTGAACTATCTGTGTTCCGTTTTCTTTCCAAAATGCAGATATTTGAGAAATAATGCCATTCACAAAGTTAAGAACGTCAGTTAGCAACGGCATTACATAAGGAAGTATTGTAGCCCATACATTTTTTATGAATTCTACAGTCGCGCCAATGATCCCCATAATTACTGGGGCGGCAGCCGAAATTAGAGATTGTACATTTTCTATAAAGTTACTCAATTGAGCATGAACATCTTGAACAAACATAATAATGTTAGCTTTTTGTTCAGGGGAAAAACCTAACTTATCTAAGAAATTACTAGCAGCTCCCCAATCGCCAGATACGAGGGCTTTCATAGTTTCTACACCATACTGCACTGCCGCTGTAGTTTCTTGTATAAACTGAATTGAATTAGCAGAGAAACCAAGTTTAGTAAGAATGTCATATCCCTCAACCATGGCATTTCTATCACCAGAAGCCGCGAGCCAAAAATCTTGAATTGCTTTGGTTATTAACTGGATATTACCTATATAATTGTTTAAATCTACAAATCTTTTAATTGTACCGTCAACCCACCGGACCACCTGAGTTAATCCAAGGACAATAGCAGCTAATGCAGGAGCGATAAGTGTAAAAATCGTTATAGCTAAACCTTCTAGCGCAGATGTGAATTCAATCCACTTTCCTTTTAGATTGTCATTCATAGTTTTAGCCATTTTCGCAGCTGCACCATCAGCTTTTTCTAATGCTTTTGTATTTTTCTCTAATTTCTCGCTACCTTCTTGCATTAAAGCTGCCCAGTTTTTATATGCTTCTGCACCAAATAACGTTGTTAATGTAGCTGATTTTTGTTGGTTTGTCATACTACCTGTTTTATCTTCTAATTCTTTTATAATCGTTGGTAAAGGTTTAATTTTACCTTGCTGATCAAAGAAAGATAAATTCAACTCATCCATAACTTTTCGCATTTCTTTTGTCGGTTTAGCTAAACGCCCTAAAGATGTAGCGAAAGCTTGTCCTGCAACTGATCCTTGCAAACCACTATTTGCCATCGCCATAATTGCCGCTGATGTTTCTTCCATACTGAAACCGACAGTATGGGCAGTTCCAGCAGCATATTTCATCGCTTCGCCCATTTGTGTTACATTTGTATTTGAGTTAGAAGCAGCCAACGCTAATACATCTGCTGTATGGGTCGCTTTATCAGCTGACAATCCAAAACCACTCATGATATTAGACGCTATATCTGCTGCTGTACCTAAATCAAGTGCACCTGCCGCGGCTAAATCTAACATGCCAGGCATTGCTTTCATAATATCGCCAGTTTTAAAACCAGCTTGCGCAAGGTACATCATCCCTTCCCCAGCTTGTGTAGCGGAGAATTGAGTTGTTGCACCTAATTCTTTAGCTTGAGCTTCCAATTGCTTCATTTCACTTCCGGAAGCACCGGAAACAGCTGCTACTTTTGACATGATTTGTTCAAAGTTAGCACCTGCGGAAACAATACCAACAAGTGCGGCTCCTGCCCCTAATGCCATACCTGCCATACCACCAATAGCTATAGCGGAAGTCCCGACAGCTGCCCCCATTGAACCAGCCATTCTACCGACGCTACTAAAACCTCTATTTAAAATCCCTGTAGTTCGTTGACCGTGCTGTTCTGCTCGGTTCAATCCACCTCGTAATTCATCATCACGCAAGAATATTGAACCAAACATACGAAATAGTTCCATTTATTCACCCGCCTTTCCGCGGATTTTTGCAACTCGAGCAAACACTTCTTCTTTTGTAAGTTTCTGCTTCGGTGTTTGTTCGATTGAATCGTTGTATTGTTTTACCTGTTCTTGCGTTGGATTTTCGCGCTTATGTTTAAATTGAGGAAATGTTTCATCGCAGTACGGTTGTAGGGCACACCATTCCTCCCATAACATGCGGTCCATCTGTTTCTTCTTTGCGGTGAGATACAAGTTAATAACTATCTCTGCATCCAAACTCCTTATATACTCCATATTTGGATAGCGAGAAGCTAACGTATCGATGAAGTCTATTTCATCAAGTTCACCGCATTGGAAAAAAGCTTAACCAGCCCAACTTCTGAATCTTTAATTGCAATAAATAATCGAACCAACTCTTCTAGATTTAAAGTTCGAATCGTTTCCCAACCTGGTGATGTTTTTTTGCCACCTTCATCTTCATGAACTAAAAGTCCGGCTACAAACTCAAAAAATTCCTGTTCTGCTTCTTCTAATCCGAAGATAAACTTCATGATAATGTCATACCCGAAAGTCTCTTGTGCAGCTAATACATCAGCTTGAGTTGCTCCTTCTTTATTTCGTACGCCCATCATTAAATCTTTAAGTAAATTAATATCAACCTTGAATTTCGATTTCTTCAAAATACGAACTACAGAAAATAAATCTCCACCATGAATTTGTCTCACTTTATATTCTTTTTCTTGAATTGCAATAGTCATATTTATTCCTCCTTAAAATAAAAAGAGCAGGGATTATCCCTACTCTTTAACCTGCTGGTATTAATTTAGCTGCTTCTGTCGCTGTTAAAATACGCATCTTCCATGGTACTTTTCGAATGTTTTCTGGGTCACGGTGTCCAGTGAATGTAACCTCTGGAACTACTTCACTTTCATTTTCAAATCCCATTTCTAAAGAACCATCAGATAACGCGTTATATACGATAATCTCAGCGATATCGCCACCTAACGTTTCACCAACCCACGCTACATTTTTAAGGTAGCTTTCTTTCGTAAGGCGTTCCGTCGCTTCAATTACATCGTATTTGATAGCTTTTCCGTCTTTTGTAACGGTTTCTTCTAAAACTTTTAATCCTGCAATAAAATTTTTGATTTTTTCTTTATCCAAAAATTCAAGTGTCTTAAAACTGATTTGAGTTTTTGATTTAGTGATACGCTTCATCCCCATAGTGTCACCAGGAGAACCATCATACTCAATTTCTTTAAACTCTGGTTCATACTTAAAAGAACCGCCACCTTGCGTAGCGCCTACAGGAAGTTCGTCTTTTTCTCCATAATTAAAGAAGAATGCACCCCAATCTCCGAAGAGGACATTTTCTGGTTTTGGTTGTGGAGCTGACATATACTCAATCCTTTCTATTGTTTAAAATAAGTTCGTAAAATGAAGCGTACTTCTTTACGTCTAATATTCGGGTCTGGATCCGGTACTTTCTGACTCGAAAGATAAGAAATAGCAGCACCAAATTCAGCGCTGTTTAATCTTTTTCTATGAAGATTGTTTTCTAGTTTTGTAATAAGTTCATCTATTTTAGCAAGATGAGCAGAAGTACCGTAAATATCAATTGTAAGCATGATATTCTTTCTTCCCCATGGTTCTTTATCATCATTTACCGTATACACCAGATAAGGCATTTCAGCGGTTGTTTTAGCGATTTCATAGTACGATTCTTTATGAATCCGTTTCAATTCACGGTGCAATATATTTATAAAGTCATTCATGCTATCTACCTCATTAATGACGAATATGTTCGTGTGCCAACTTGTGTAATTTGTGGTTTATTATTCTCTGCTGCAGGTCTAAGGAATGGTTGAGCATGTTGTCCCTGAGTTCTAACCATCTTCCCTGTTTTGGGATCGCGATACATCCAAGGACTTTTACGGCCATCCCCATCAACTGCATAGATTCCTGTACCTTTCTCAACGTAAATGCCGTAATCAGAAGATGTACCAATAACAACCTTTTCTTGCTCTGCTTTAGAACTAATGCTTCTTCTTAGATTTCCAGTATCTACAGCAGCTAGTAATTTAGCTTTAGAACTAACAAATTGACCGACAGCGGTATGCGCTGCTTTCTTTGCGGCTAAGTGCCTTGCCATTACTGCATCTCTATTTGACTGGAATTTCATGCTCATATGGCAACATCTCCAATTCTATTTGAAAGAATCTACCCGCATTCATTGGATCGCCTGGATAAGTAACACTGTATACCTTCTTATCAATAACTAATCTATCTTGAATAGTTACATCAAATGGTAAGCAATAGAAGAAATGCGTGCTTTTCTCCTCTACTTTCTTATTACGGGCGTCCTTTGTTCCTTGAATGGCATCTAGTACACCTTTAACAGTGTTAATTTCTTTCCATTCTTCATTTGGATAAGGTCCATCATCGTCAGAACCGTCATTACGAAGTACTGAAGAGTCTTTACCAAACTTACGAATCATTGATTGAATCATAAAACACGCAACCTCACTTTCAACCCTTTCGTAACGCTTGCTGGATAATCTCCCACGTCGTCATAAGTAACAGAATAATTCCCTAACGATTCGCTTTTCTTACCTTCTCTTTCCTGATCCTTATATTGATGAACCACCATTTTAGCAATAATACCAGGATAAGCAGGAGGGAATTCAGGTATTGTTCTATTTGTGTACTCAGCAACCATTAACATTGTATCTTCAATACTTATTAATAAGTTCTCCTCACTTATATTAGACACTTGTATTTTGACACGTTTTAGGATTTCTACTTTCATATCCATTTACTCACTCGTCTTTGTGGGAGCATTTCTTTTCTTTTTAGCTGTTTCTGGTTTTGGTTCGTCTATTTCTTCATATACAGGGTCGTTTTTACAACGCTTTACATGATCTGCATCCGTCACTTCCCATTTAACATCTGTTTGTGTGTTCAAAAACCAAGGCATACTATCTCTCCTTTCAAAAGAAAGAGGAAAGGCTTACGCCTGTCCCTCTGATTTTTCTGGTGTAGTTGGTGCGATTGTAGCTGTAAGTACTGCTAACGCTTCTGGGCGAAGCACACCAGCCCCATAAACCATAAGACCACGAACGCCATCTGCAAATGAATTTTGAAGGCGTTGCGCTTCTGTTTCGTTTAACTGTTTACCATGACCGATACCTGACTTATGAAGAGCAAGAATTTTATATTTACCGGATGTATTGTGAATCTCTTCTGATACAACGATTTGTGAACCATTGATTATTTGTCCTTCTATAATGCCATTTTCTAAAATGACAGGTTGCTTTGTAAAACGGTCATCTTTAGATAGTAATCCGAGAACTTGAGAATTGATGATTGTGAAACGTTCAGTTTTAGGTACCTTTTTCACGTTTAACTTTGTATTAAGATCAACAATGTAGTCGTATGCATTCTTAGGTGATAATTCGACTGCTGCGGAATCTGTACCAATTACATTATCTTTATGGGCACCAGTGTAAAGTCCTAATGTAAATGTATCGACAGTTTCTTGAAGTACTGAACCTGCCTCTTGTGTATGTGGATCAATTAAATCTCCAGCAGCTTGAACAGCATCTACATCATCTACTTTGAACGCAAAATACTTTTTCTGATCCATATTGATTTCTACTTTAGAAGGGTTTGTGTCATCCCATTCAACAGAACCAGAATAGTCTTTTACATTTACTGTACCGACACGGTTAAAAATAATTTTGTTACCTTCAATTTTTGCTGGCTTTGTTGTGATTAAATCCGCGATAGAACGCTTGTGGAAATTCGCCATTAAACGAGCTTCCCAAATTGTTGGAATAAAAGTTGCTACTGACATATATTAATTCCTCCTTAATGTTCTTCCATAACAAAAGAGACCGCTAAAATAGCAATCTCTTTGTTCGTTTTATATTTTTTTAACCATACTACTTAATTTTTCTATTACTACTTACCCCAACTGCGCATATCCTTCTGAATTTGTGCCCAGTTCGCATTAATTTCATCCTGACTCATTGAATTTACTTGTTCTCTTGTAAATCCAGTCCCAGTTCCGCCACTAACATGAATTTCTCGGCCCGCAGCTTTAAATCTTTCGACTACTTTTGCTTCTAACGCCGAAGAGAACAAATCATTAAACTTTGATACTCTAGATTTTGTATCCTCTACATCTGAACCAATAACAAAATCTACAAACTTAAGATCTAATCCAATCGTTGATAATCCATCTGCTGCCGCACTTTGCATTTCTTTCTGATGAAGTATTCTTTCCCGCTCTTCAAGCTGTTCCTGAAGTTGCTTCATCTCATACTCAGCTTTTTCTTGAGCGGTCATAGAAGCGGTTTTGTAGTTCTCTAGTTCTTTCTTGGTTGCATTAAGTTCTTTCGAATATTTTGAACGAACTCTATCTTCTGCTGATTGCACCATTTTCTCAATAAATGTTTTTGTTGCATCATCTAATTTCGGCTCTTTCTGTCCATCAATTGGCGCCTCCTCTTTATCGTCTGCAGGTGGCATTTGTTCGGTCGGTGGTGTATCTTCTGCTGGTGGTGTATTAGGATCAGAGAAGAACTGCATACCTTTCAAGCGTAATGGCGCTTTTATTGTTTCTTTAACAAACTTTACTGGCAAATCTTTAACTAAATATTGTTTCATCATTTTTCCTCCTTTGAGTTCCTATGAATACGCCCTGCTTAGTTCATAATCTATAAACCCTCAAGTGTTTTATTTTTATTTAACAGAGTCTTTCCACTCTTCATAACTAACTGCTGTAATGACTTCATTCCTGCCTGTTGTCGGGTTTCTGGCCCTCCTCTCAATAAATGGGCTAACTTCCGCTACTTCGGTAATAAAAGTACAGCGGCAGCGTACAACCTCTTTAGCAGGTAAATTGCTGTCGTGTGGATATTCACAACTATAACCACCTACTTTAAATAACCCTTTAAACGGTACTTTCTGATGATCTGCTGCTTGGTGAGTAGGGCGGGTCCGCTTATCTAATGTAGAAATCCAAATCTTCTTCATTGATACACCTTGATCAAAAGCGTGAGAGGCACTGTCATAGGTGCCTAAGTTTTGTACCCTGGCACTTTCTGTCCATGCAACCATCATTGCTTTCTTCGCATCACCATCTAATACAGGCTTAATCCGATTAGCCATTACTGCATATCCTTCGCCTTTTCTAAGACCAATAGATAATTCTCTGCGTATTCGGTTAACTAGCTGTACTCGATGTGTACTTAATCTTTGATTTAGCGTCATCTTATCGATTGGTATTTGTACCGCTCGTTTAATGATGTTTGGGTCCAGAAGACCATATGAAAGGGTTACACTTACTTCTTGCTCAATAAGATAACTCGTATAATAAAAAGACTCCCCGTATTGAGTGGAGAGTTTTTCATTGAGAGTTTTCTTTTTCTCATATGTTATTTCATTAATAACTTGCTGTAGTTCGCTTTGCATGTTTTTATATCGATTGAATCGACGCATTTCCTGCATACTTAACTGCTCATTCACCGCATATTTTGCATAATAAAAAGCCAGTATTCCTCTGACTTCTTCTAAAGCATCTTTATACAGGTAGAGAATCGCCTTTTCCAGTTCGTCCTCTATCTTTTGGAGGTGTTTCTGCTTCTTGTCCCATTCCATCGTTTTCACCGCCTTTATGTACAGTGTCTAAATCGATAGAATCAATCTCTTCTTCCTTCATCTTTTGTAATTCTGCCTTTGGATCAGGAACAACAGATAACATAGATAATCGTGTTTCTTCGCTTATTAAACCTTGTAGTTTAGACTGAACGTCAGCTTCATCAGATAAGTTGGCTGGAAGATTACGAGTGAATTGGAATGTCATGCAAAGATAATCAAGCTCAGCTTTGTTTGAACGTAAATTCCAAGCGTCGAATAGTAACTTGAATTGTTGTCGCAATGACTTGGTAAACTTCATTTCTAACGTTCCTGATTTCGTTTCTAATGCTAGTAGCTTATAACGAATAGCAACCCCAGTGAGGTTACCACCGAATGATTCATCAGAAAGATTAACATGCTTTGTAAAACGGCATATATTCTTTTCTAATCTATCTAGATGATGTTCCAAGATGTTGTCATTAAGATCCTTAGTTAAAAATGAAGCCTCGCCATTCTCACCTACATCAAGAGCTCCAGTTTGTTTTAACTTCTCGATAGTATCATCATCTATATCAACACCTTTAAAAATCATATAAGCCAAGCGGAACTGCTCAATTTCACTGTTCACATCAGAAAGTGCTCTGTCGTACCCTTCAATAAGCGCAATAGCTTTATCAACATCCCCCTGCAATTCTTCATTGTTAGGAAATCCGATAAGTGGTACACCTTTGTATAAATTAGTGATTCGATTTGTTTCTTTCAGCTTATCTAAATCTTCACCAGTGTACTCAATGATTTGCGTACCATTGTAAAATTCCACTTTATATCCATCTTTAAAATCATCACCGTCAATTACTTTGACTGGATAGCAGCGGATAGCGTATTTAGGCTCTGCAATGCTTAAATTCGTAAGAAAGATAGCTTCATAAGGTTTGATATTCATAACCTTTTCTTCACCATCTTTATCATGGTAAAGCAGTCTTGCCCCATACCCACAAATAGAAGCAAACTTTCCTGTTTCCGCATCAGCATCTTCAGAATGATTTGCCTTTAAGAAATCTTGGATACGTTTTAATACTTCCTTATCGTCATGATCTAAGCTATATGAAACAGGTAATCCAAACATATACCCTATCTTTGTATCAATAATTTCAGAGAAGAAGTCATTGTTCAGCTTGTTGTTAACCTTATCCTTATTTCCATCACCTTTAAACTCACGAGTAAAGATAGGTAAGCCTGTCTCACTTGCTTTGTATCGTTCGTACCTATTAATCATTCGTTTTTTTAACGGTTCAAATTCATCAATAATCTTTTTGAGCAACTTGGGTGTAGGCTCCCCATTGTTTTCATCCAGTAACGGAATGTAGTATTCAAACATCGTCTCACCTCCTTAATAAATTGACTTAACAGCTTTTGCTTTGTTATTAGACGTAATTACGGTATTCACAAAGTAACGATCACTATCCATTTGATGGTCATTCTGCTTAATAGGTTTGTCTTCACCTCGCTCCATTGCCTTCTCATCCCATACATAAGAAGAGAACTCACGCAGCGTTTCTTTACAACAATCGCAGAATTTAATTAATTCCGTTGTTAATGCAGTTGCAACATTTCGTATTCCATCTAATACATCGTTCTTGGCTTTTTTTACTTTCCAACCTTTTTGTTTCAGTAAAATAATAAATGAGCTTGCCGATGGGTCTACGATAATACGCTTGGTTAGACCATTTGCAAACTCAACTAAATCCTCATAATATTGTTCATCTGACTTTTGTAAATTCCTCTTGCGAGCGTCATGATGGTATTCCTTCACCTTGTACCAAATGCCACCAGATAAGCCCCATAAGCCAAATGCCATCGGGTTTTGTGTACCGTAATCGCAGGAGATATAATACTGCTCATATTTCCTTGGATGTGACGGTACAACATGTTCAGCTTCATTAAACATACTGTATATTAAACCTTCCGCCATTACCCATAAGCCCAAGATATAGCGTTGATAGAACACACCGCTAAACATACGTTTAAAGCGGTCTTTCACTTTCTCAGAAAGAGATAAGTTATCATCCATTGTAAATTTCAAATGGCAAACTAACTTCTCTTTTTTCTTATCGATAAGCTCTGTTTTTACAAAGTGATATGGTGAACCAGGGTTACAGTTCATAAATATCTTTGCACCATCAACAGAACACCGCCCAATCATTTGATCTATAAATGATTTAGGAAATAGCGCAGCTTCATCAGCTAATGAGCCAGCAGCAGTTAAACCTTGTAACGTATCCTGCGAATTCTCCTTATTAGCTCCAAACAAGTAGTACGTATTCCACCCAATTTGCAGATAGTTTTCAGAACGGTTGTAATCATATCGCCAACCCCATGCGGTAAGTATTTGTATCATAGGGTTGATTACGTTACGTTTTAATGAGCCAATTGATTTACCGGCAATGATAAATGACTCACCTTTAAACTTTTCTTGTGACCATTGCAAGAAACTACAGATCATCGAAATTGTTTTACCAGAACGAATTGCTCCATCTGCAATAACGATGTCATGATTCTCATATGGCGAACCATCTCGCCACCACCACAATAATTGTAATTGTTTATTTGAAAACGGCTGGAACTTAAACGATTTGGTTTTCCGCTTTTTAATCCTCGCCATCTGCATCACCAAATACTTCTTTCATCTTTTCTGGATCAGGAGCAGTTGCTTGTAAGAAATCTTGAATTGCTTCTGCATTATCATCATCTTCATCACCAATTAAATTTGCAATTTCAGCATTAGCTTTCTTTATGTTCGCTTTCTGTACTTCCATATGCATCTTGTGACGTTCTTCTTCAATTTTCCGCTTGAAGTTATCAGGCACTAAATCGAAGTACATCGCTAGTTTGTCAAGTGCTCTCATCTTGTCAGCAAGCTTGATAGAAATACCTTCTTTGCCTTTTTTCACTTCCGCAATAATCGAGCCATCAACCATATCTGATTCATTAAAATCAACATAACTAATGGTTCTCATGACTGGCTTTCCATCTTCATCCTTTACAGGCCCAAACGGCCCCATAACTTCTACATCTTTCTGGCCAAAGGTTACGTAATTCGTAATATCAGCAAAGGCAATCTTGATGTACTCATTCAATACGTCCATCGCTTCTACAAATATATTCTCAACCATTTCACCTTTAATCTCTCGAATGTACGATGCTACACGTTCTCTTCTCAGTAACCGGCTACTCGTAACATGCGCGCTACTCTTTGCGTAGCCAGCTTTCAGTGCAGCTTGTGTACCATTAAAATACTTCATGTAATACAAACAAAAGAGCCGTTCTTGTTCTGTCAGCTCTTCATCATCTAGCATCTTTTTTAACTTGGCTTTTGTCTTGGGGTTTTTAACATTGGTAACGCTCCTTTTCGCAATAGTAACGTTACCTTTTAATTGTTCGTCCCATTTATCTTGTGATTTCCACTTTCTGATTTGCGAAGGTTTGAGATTTAACTCAGCCGCAATATCAATTAATGGCTTCTCTCCTTTACTTGCTTTGTATATTTCAAATGCTTTGTCACGATCTGGGCTACGTTGCCTAGCCATATTCACCACCTCGCGGTAATTCCTAAATTAGTCTTGAAATTCTCTAAAACTCGATGTATTATATTTTTGTGTTTTTCTCAGTTCCCAAGCCGAGAATACATCATCACTTCTGAAAGGACCCGAACTCCAGCGGGTTCTTTCTTTTATTCCTCTTCTTGTAAATCTATTTATTTAAATGTAAAATTATAAATAAGTTCTAAAAATTTGAATCGAGGTGAAAATCATGAGAAGTTTTGGCTCATTAATGATTTCTACTGTCTGCTCAGTACTTCTTGTAATTTGGAATGCCTATGAATTCTATAACGGATTCACAACAGGGCGCACATACTACTGGATTAATGGCATCGGAGCTGTTATCTTCCTTCTATTCTTTATCCTCAACATGCGAGATTTCAAAAAGAAAAACTACAGAACCTCATAACAATAGGAGTTGATACATATGTGGAAAAAAATTAAGAATTATAGATTGAGCTTAAAAGATTTGAAATTCATGTTATGGTTATTCGGTATTACATGTTTTATATACGGCTACAATTTCATTACAGGATTAGCTTTTGACCACAAATTCCAAGTCTATTATTTAGGTGGTGCTATAGCTACATTCGCCGCATTTATGGATACTAAAAAATAGGATTAAAAATAAAAATTATAAGACAGCGTAATATAAAAGGGAGCCTTTGTGGTTTCCTTTTTTATATGCAAAATAAAAAGCAGCCGATTCGCTGCCTGGCATATTCCCCTAACTCACGGTAATTTCTTTATATATCATTTTAAATCTATAAATTTCGCTGTATAATTTTTGTAAGAATCTCATTTTTCAGAAATGGAGTGAAAAATATGAAAAGTTTTGGTACGTTAGTAATCTCTACCGTCATTTCAGCAGGCTTATTATATTATAATGTCAATTCCTTTTATAATAAATTTACATCAGGGAATACATATTACTGGGTAAACGGTATCCTAGCTGCTGGATTTCTTATATCCTTAATTATCAACATAAAAGATATCATCAAGAAAAACTACACAACTTCTGAATCGAATTAAGGAGCCTATTACGGTTCCTTTTTCTATGTAAAATAAAAAAGCAGCGTATTCGCTACTTACACAAATCGCTAAATGAATCTTACTTAAAAATATTTCTCATTTATTTGTTACAAACTCCCTTCTGAATTGTATATACCCATGTAAAAACTAAATATAAAGGAGTAGAAACATGAAACTAAAAATCAAGAGACCAAACGCATCTAAATCAGATTTTTACATTTCTCCAGAGTTTATTAGCGCTATTGGAATGTTAGTCACATCTCTTCACCTAGCAGGAATCATTTGATTCTTGCTTTTTCTATTCATTGTGTTCGTTTGTTTTGTAAAATGTTAAATCCAATTGAAACTGCGTCCTTCGAGTTAATAAGTAC